GCAGCGGGCAGGTGCGCTACTAGTGGTGCAGGGGCATTACGTGGCTCGGTAGAATTGGCCTTGTAGGCGCCGTGCGGCTTCTTCACGAACCGCTCTGGCTTCCTCGATAGTGTCGAACAGGCCAAGGTGGAGCAGTCTTCCGTTGTGTCCCAAGTGTGCTAGCCATCTATTGCTCTTCTTGGACCAAGAAACGCCTTTGATGCCCGACGTGTTGTCTGCGCGCAGGCCGCGATTTCTGGAGTTCTCAGCTAGAGTAGCTAAGCGCAGATTGACGATACGGTTGTCGGTGGGGTCGCCGTTGATGTGGTCGATCTGGCCATCTGGCCATTCGCCGTAGACATAGAGCCACGCCAACCTGTGCGCCTTATAGACACGCTTGCGAACGCCGATGACCTTGTATTTCTCTTCTGACGTGGTGCCGATGCCGATCGCAACACGCTTGGGGCCGTTCGGCCTCTGCTTATAGAGCGTCCCTGCCGGCAAGCCTGCTCGCCAATGGTCGATCCCTTCGTGCCACCGGAAGAAGCCGGTATCGGGATCGTAGTGGAGCAACGCGCGTAGCTGCTCTGCCGTTAGGTCTGTAACGTAAGATTTAGCCATCTGGGTGGTTTCCTCACTCGGTGGTCAGAGGCCCAGTCAACCGCCTGCAAGCGGCCTGGGCCTCGCCCTTCTACCACAAAATATGTCCAGCGAAAGCAGCTTAGAAGCGCATACGCCACGCATATTTTCCTGCCGCCGAGGTTACGGGCGTTCGTGCTTACCCAGGTGCCGCCGACCGATTTAACGGGCGTACGTGGCTGCCGCCGAGCCTATACCGGGCGTGATCCAGCGAAAGGAGCAAGATCAATCCAAGTATAGGAGTGTTCGGCAATGGCCGACATGAATGTCACGCCGAGTAGACCAGGACTAACGCCAATAATTTGGCAAAGTGATTTCTGGGTCGAGTACTTGCGCGAAAATCAATTCAGCGTTTATTTCGGCACCACAATGGACGCGATGATCCAATTACAGACGGATCTTACGCGCAAACGAGGCGACACCGTCGTCTTCCCCACCGTGCGCAATCTGGTCGGCGCCGGCGTAACGGGCAACACGGTGCTCGAGGGCAACGAGGAGATACTGAACGCCCGCTCGCTGAACGTCACCGTCGGCGTCATCCGCCACGCGGTCGCGGTCAGTGAATGGGACGAGCAGAAGAGCATCATCGATCTGCTCCAGGCCGGTCGCCAGGTGCTCAAGAACTGGGCCGCCAACAAGCTCAGGGCCGACATCATCACATCGCTCGGTGCCATCACGGCAGACGGCAATGTGCAGATCACCTACGCGGCGGCCACCGCAGCACAGCGCAACACCTGGCTGGTGAACAACTCCGATCGCGTGCTGTTTGGTGCCAGCAAATCCAACAACACTGGCGTCTATGCCACCTCGCTGACCAACGTCGACAACACCGCCGACAAGCTGACCGCCGCCCAGGTCACGCTGGCCAAGCGGATCGCGCGCACCGCCACGCCCAAGATCCGGCCGATCAGGGTCAGCCGGGATGAGGAGTGGTACGTGATGTTCGTGCCTAGCATGGCGTTTCGCGACCTGATGCTCGATCCGGTCATCATCAACGCCCTGCAATATGCCTGGAACCGCGGCTCCGACAATCCGTTGTTCACCGCTGGTGACATCCTCTACGACGGCGTCATCATCCGCGAAATCCCTGAACTGCCGGTGCTGGCGGGCGCTGGCTCTGGGGGCACCACCGATGTCGCTGCGTCGTATCTCTGCGGCGCGCAGGCGATCGGCATTGCCTGGGCTCAGCGCACCAAAGTGATCGAGAACCGACGCGACTATGGGTTCTTCAACGGCGTTGGCGTGGAGGAGATCCGCGGCGTGCAGAAGCTCCGCTTTGGTGTTGATCCCACTGTTGATACAACAAAACCAGTGGACAACGGCGTGGTCACAGTTTGGAGTGCGGCTGTAGCTGACGCATAACTGTGTGATCATCAGCTATTTCTTGCGCTATACTTCTAGGAGACCAGATATGCCGAGTGACAAGAACCAGCACGGCGAGATGCATGGCGTGCATCCCAGCCAGCAGTCGCAACTCCCACCGCCCGGGCCAGGTGAGCAGCGGGCCGGGTATCCGGCAGGACCACCGGAGCCAGGTCAGCCGGGCTGGCGCCCACCATCGGAGGCGCGTGCCGCACCGGCCGTCGATCAGAAGATGGAGGCCGAGCGCAAGGAGGCGCAGGCGGTCAGCAGCATCGGCGCGCAGATCATCCTCGACTACAACTCCGAGGCCGGTCTCGGAGCGCGCGGCGGCGCTGCCGGCACCATCGAGGAGAACCAGATGGTCCGCGACGAGGGCCTTGCTGCGGTGGGCCTCGATCCGCAGAACCCAAGCGGACCGCCGCCGATGGCACCGCTGGAGCCGCCGCCGGAGCGTGCCAGAAGCAACGCGCCGCCAATCTCCAGCAAGGCCACCCGGATGACCTCCCTGGCCGCTGGCATCCTCACCGGCAACGAGGCCACACCGCCGCCTCCAGAGGGCGGTGGAGGCGGTGCTACGGCGCCTACCAACACCACCGTGCCGCAGGTCACGCAGAGCGGCACGACGCTGAACTGCACGCAGGGCGAATGGTCGGGCGAGCCCACGTCCTACAGCTACGCCTGGAAGCTCGACGACGCGGCAGCCGGCAGCGACGCTGCGACCTACGACGTGCAGGCCGGCGATGTCGGTAAGAACGCTACCTGCACCGTGACTGCGACCAACGCGGCAGGCTCGGCGGCAGCGCCTCCGTCAGTCGGCGTCGTGGTGGCCTGAGATGACGACATCGGTCGGCACCATTGCGCAGATTGCCCTGCGTCGTCTTGGCGTGCGCGTGGTGCCGCTCGATGACTCACCCACCCTCACCGAGATGGTTTCATTCGACACCGTCGCGATTGGTGCCCTGATCGAACTGGGCGTCATCGCCTCGGATGAAACGCCCATCCCGTCCGACATGGACTTCATGCGCGACAAGGTGTCGAGCGTGCATGCGGCGCTCGATGCGCAGGGCGTGGTGTGGTGGCCGGTCGGCAGCGTCCCGCGCGCGTTCGTCGAGGAGTACACCAAGCTCACCGCGGCGATGGCGGGGTCGTCCTTCGGCAAATCCATCGACCCGGCGATCGTCGCGCTGCTCGAGGCGCGCATCCGCAAGGGTGCCATGGTGCTTTCGGCCGACACCAACGCGCAGCAGGCGGTGACGAATGTCCACGACGATCTGGTGATGCGCGGCATTGCTCGGTGGACCTCGCTCGATATTCCAGACCCTCTGGCCGACCCGTACGCCACGCTGGCGGCCGATGCGCTGGCACCGCTGTTCGGTGGCGATACCGACCCACGCGATACCCAGGACGCGATGGTGGCGATCTACCGCTACATCGCACTGCCCAGCAGCGGCGAGACGGTGTCGACCGCGTACTTCTAACACCAGTGGAGCACGCTCCTCATGGCCTATCGTCTCAATTATTCCGATTATAGCACGGCCTCCGGGCCGCCTGATCCGGCGTCGTGGGTCGGCCCGCCTGGTCCTATGGGGCCGCCTGGACCGGTTGGGCCTGCGGGTCCGATGCCGCCCGGAGGCCCGTTCCTGCCGCTGACCGGTGGCACAGTGACGGGCAACATCCTGACCCATGGCAACGTCGAAGCGTGGCGTGCATCGTTCGGCACGCAGGGCGGCAGTCCAACGCTGTTCGACGGTTCCACGCCGCTCTATGTGGCGAACAATCCGACCTACGCTACGCACGGCGGCCAATCAGTGCAGATCAATGGCCAGTACAGCGGCACGATCACGGACAGCGGCCAGCCGCAGTTCAATCTGTTCCTCGGAACCGACAGCGTGCAGGCGCCGAATGCCAACTCGGTTGCGCATGTGGCGAACTATTATAATTGCAGCGGCACCAAAGGGCCTCGTATCGCACAGCAGATTAGCTTTGTTGTCGGGAACACGACTGACGGTCCAAGCAATTTTAACTGGCATCAAGGGCTGTGTCTTAATGCGGAGGCGAACGGCACACTCGGCGGCACGAGCACAACTTATGGCGGCGTGATCTTTGGTGCCAACTTCACGTCAGTTGCTACCGGCAACGCCAAATACCTCGCAGGGGTCGCAGGGCTGGAAGTAGATGTCTCCATGCAACCCGGCAGTTCATCGGTCACTAAGGGAGCCTATCAGGCAACACTGCAAGGCAACGACGCTGTTGAGTCGAGCGAGCCGAGCTATGCCTATTCGGTGGGGATCAGCCCGGATAGTCCGCTGTCAAATGGGTGGCGGCGGGGGCTGGTGTTCAGCGGACCAAATGGCTGGTGGCCGATGAACCCAACGCAGGGGATTATGATCTATGCCGATCCTGGGGTCGGCAGCACAGGGGGACCGGCGCGAACCGCACTGTCCGGTATTGACTTCAGCCACGTCACATTCAGCGGTCAATTTCTAAACTCCATCGGGTTCAGCGTGGATGGCACCGGACTGCTGACCGCAGCGGGCGGCACAATGAACGGCGGTTTGCATTTCGGATCGACGACGGCTTCAGGCGGCCCCACCGATCTGTCGCGCCACATCGAACTTTATGGCGGTGGTTATGCTGGGTTCAGTGTTACTCCAGGCAGTCTGAACTATATCAGCGGCTCGGGGCATACGATTTACTGTGCTGGGACGAACGTAGCATCATTTGATACCAACGGATTGCATGTGAGTGCCGCAATTAGCTGTAATGCTGGCGGTATCAACTGTAATGTTGGCGGTTTGCATTTTGGCTCTCAGAACGCCTCGGCATACAACGACTTCAGCAAACACATCGATCTTTGGGGCGGCGGCGCTGGTATTACTGTTACCAGTTCAGGTGTGAATTATGTCGTCAGTTCTGCCCATCTGTTCTATTCTGGCAGCAGCATCATTGGATACTTTAATGCGGGCGGATTGGTGGTCAATACCGGTGCTCTTTTCATCGGTGGTGGCGCTGGTCCGTCTTGGACCACCGGCAGCGCAGCGCCCGCATCCACACAGCCGGTCGGCTCGCTCTACTCACGGGTAGGCGGCGCAGTAGGAGCTACACTCTACGTCTCACGCGGCGGCGGCACATGGGCTGCGGTGGCGGGTGTCTGACATGGACATGCAGCCGATCGAGCCATCGCGCCAACTCTCCGCCACGCTCACCGCCGAGCAGTGGAACGCTGTGATGCAGCATCTGGACATGGGCCAGCATCGCGTGGTGCGCCCCATCATCGACGCGCTGATGCAGCAGCTACAGCAGCAGTCGCAGCCACGGTTCGCCATGGAGGATGCCGACAATGCCTGACGGTGTGAGCATCCCCGGCGGCCCGGTGTTCATCGGCTTCCCGCAGCCGGCTGACGTGCCGTGCGATCCCACGGGCGACGGCTGGCGCGGACCACCTGGCGCACAGGGAGTGCCTGGACCGCCCGTTGGCTCACGACTTTACGTGTCGGCTGGCGGCGGCACATGGGCTGCGGTCAGTGGTGTCTGACATGGACATGCAGCCGATCGAACCCAACCGCCGGTAGGAGCACAGCATGCCCTCATTCGCCATGACAGTGCCCTACATGCGCACCTCGCCGGTCCACATCCCGCGCCGCGACCTGGTGCTCGGACGCGCCGACAGCCTATTCCTGCGCGTCACCGTGGTCGACAGCGACAGCGTCTGCGCCCAGGGCATCGACCTGACCGGCGGCATCGGCGGTCCGGCGCTGCAAATGCTCGTCTGGCCGGATCAGCACGGCCGCTCGTCGTGGGACTACGGTGCCTACTGGCACTGGCCGCAATGCCCGCAGACCGTGCTGTGGGTGGGGACCGGTGTCATCTCCGATGCACTCGGGGCGTTCGACATCAGCTTCCCCACCGCCACCATGGCAGGCTGGCCGCGCCGCTGCGCCTACGCCCTGCAGCTCGACTATGACGGCGGCGGTGGCACCGACCTGCTGGCCGAGGGGCATCTGCATCTGGCCTACAGCATTCCGCGTGCCATCGGGGCGCCGGTCATCCTGCTGACCGATCCGACACCGCCCGTGCTGACCGATGATGACAGCGTGATTGTGCTCGAGGGCCGCATTCCATGACGGTGATCACGCCGGTTGTGTTGCCTGCCGGGATGACGATAGAGGTCAGGACGCCGGCCAGCACTGATGTGCCGTTCAGCGGCGGTGTTCGTATCGCGGACATGCCAGACCTCGGCGCTGTGAACGATAGCTCCTCGGTGGTTGGCGAGAAGGCAGGGTCCGGGCGGTTCGCTGCGAGCGCGCTGCTCAGTTACATCTCAGATGGCTTGCCAGACACCTTGCAGGGCCCTCCAGGGCCTCAAGGGCCGGTTGGGCCATCAGGGGGGCCACCAGGACCAACGGGGCCTACGGGGGCCACAGGACCGGCAGGGCCTACTGGACCGGCAGGACCGACCGGGTCTACTGGCGCCGCCGGAGCCGCTGGAGCGACCGGCGCGACAGGTGCCACCGGCCCAACGGGTGCCACAGGGCCGCAAGGCCCGCAGGGCGTTCCAGGCACGCCAGCCACTTCCCGCAACACGGCACGCCTGCAAGCCCAGTGGGTGACCGGCGCCATTGTCAGCAACGACACCGTCTGGCTGGCCTACGACGCACCATATAACGGCACCGTCAATGCGCTGACCTACTTCACCGGCAACGGCTCGTTCAGCGTCGCGATCCAGATCAACGGCACCAACGTGACAGGACTGAGCGCAGTGGCAGTGAGCAGTGCAACACCTGCGACCACCAATGCAACGGCGGCGAACACCTTCACAGCAGGCCAGCGCATCACCGCAGTGATCACATCAGCGACCGGCAGCCCGACAGATGCGCTGCTGTCGCTTGCCGTGACGTGGAGCTAGATGGCCGTCGTATTCCTCACCAGCGGCACGACGTGGACCGTTCCAAGTGACTGGAACTCGGCGGCCAATACGGTCGAGTGCATTGGCGGCGGTGGTGCTGGTGGTTCGAACAATAACGTCGGCTCTTTTGACTCGTCTGGCGGCGGCGGCGGTGCTTACGCAGTGAAGCCAAATGTCACTCTTACGCCGTCGAGCGTTATCAACATCCAGATCGGCCAAGGCGGTGCGGCTGGAGCAACCGGTGCCAACGGTGGCGCTGGCACAGACACTATCTTCGATACCACTTCTAACACTGTTGTTGCTAAAGCTGGCGGCGGCGGTCGGGCGGCAGGGAATACTAAGGGCGCTGGTGGCCTTGCTTCAGCCTGCACACCAACAACGGGCGCGCACTCGGGCGGTGATGGCGCGGCTTTCACGGTCGCTGCGGGTTTTGGCGGCGGCGGCGGCGGTGGTGCAGGTGGTCCAAATGGTGCAGGAGCGGTGGGAGCGGCAAGCAACGCTGGCGCAAGTGCCAATGCAAACGGTGGGGGTGCATCGGACGGTGGCGGTGCTGGCAATACTGCCGCCAGTGTTGCTGGTAGCTTGATTGGCGGTGCGGGTGGAACCGCACATGATAGCACCGCAGGCGGAACGGGAGGCGCCAGTGGTTCAACCGGCGGCACCGGCTCGCACGGTTCTGGTGGTGGCGGTGGCGGCGGTGCCTCAGGTGGTGCGGGCGGAGCCGGTGGCGCAGGCGTTGGTTATGTTCAGACCAGCAATAGTGCGGTAGCTGGCCCTGGCGGTGGTGGTGGTGGTGGTGGCGGGGCTGGCACAACAGCGGTTATATTTGGCGGCGTAGGCGGTTTGTATGGCGGCGGCGGCGGAGCCTGCAACTTTGGAACCGGCAGACTCGCTGCTGGTGGCGCGCAGGGCATCATTGTCATTACTTACACCACGGCTGTGCGCAACGGCCCCATCGTCACGATGATCGGATAGGAGCACTACTGGCATGAGCACCACGATCGGCGGCGTCCGCATTGCCGACATGCCCGACCTCGGCGCGGTCAACGACAGCTCGTCCGTGGTCGGCGAGCGCGCCGGTTCCGGGCGGTTCGCGGCGACGCAATTCCGCGACTACACCAACATGGTCACCGCAACCGGGTCGACCACACCGCGCTCGAACGCTGACCGCTGGAGCACCATTGCCAACGTGCTCGACTACGGCGCGATCGGCGACAATGTTCACGACGATACCGCCGCGTTTCAGGCCGCGATCGCCACAGGTAAGCGGGTCTATATGCCACGCCCGCCCGTCGCCTTCCGCATTACCAACGCCATCAACTGCACAACCCCAGGCCAGGTGATCGAGGGCGACGGCAAGGGCGTCACCATCATCGCCATCCCAAGCAGCTTCAACCTCTCGGCGCAGGGTGTGTTCGTCTGTCCAGGAGGCCCGTGGGTGCCGGGGCCGCAGTTCCGCGATTTCCAGATCAACTTCGCCCAACCCGACACGACGGACACCAGCGCGCTCGTTCACTACCCCGCAGCTTTCTATTGCCAGTCAGTCGCACGCGCCACCTGGCACCGGATCAAAATCAACGCCGCGATGGTCGGGATCGATCTGCGCTTGAATGCCGCTGGCGCATCGATTGTCGACTGCGAGCTATGTTGCTTCGACTGGCACATCTACCTGGATGGCGAGGCCGACAGCATCACTGTGCAGTCCTGCCGGTTCGAGCCGGATTTGCTGACCGCCAATCAAACCACGATCTACCATGGGGCCGCGCGCGGCATTCTGAGCGGTCGCTGCGATGACCTGCACGTCATCGGCTGCCTGTTCTATTGTTCTCTGGGCATTCAGTTGATCGTCAGCGCCGATGGCACCAGCTCAACAATCGGCAATGTGACGAATTGCGATTTTGACACCTATGCAGGGATCAACATAGCGGCCGGCAACCTGGAAGTGTCGGGGTGTGACTTCACTATGGGAGCATCCACCGGCTACGCCGTGGAGATGGCGGGCGGCAACCTGTCGATGTCGGCGTGCTGGTTCCTGGCAACCGTGACGCTGGCCGGCGGGATGATCCAGACATCCGCTAGTGTCGGGATAACGCTGCAAATTTCGGCATCCCGCTTTGATATGGCCGCCAGTACCAATCACTCAGCGGTGGCGAGTTTCACCAACGGCATCGTCATCCTGAACGGCTGCCACTTCAACATGCCGCAGACCACACGGACCCTCGCGGCTGTGTCCATCACCGACGCTGTATTGCTGACCATGAACGGGTGCCGGTTTACCCCGAAGGGCGCCGCCTCTGGTGCCGTGCTCTCCGTCAGCCTGGACGGCGCGCACAACGTCTGCGGCAACGTGTTCGGCGGCTGGGCCGCCAGCATCCCTGGCACGACCCGCGTGTTCGCCAACAACGTCGCATGAGCGGACAAACCACCCAGGCCGCGCCGGCCGGCATGCAGCGGATACCGTTTCCGCTGGAAAGCTATGAGCATCCGTCGCTGCCGCTGGTCGCTAAACGCCTCGTGAACCTGATGGCCGAGAAGGCGCCAGACGACGCTCGTGTGGCGGCTGCCCTGGTCTCGACGCCAGGACTGGTGCCCTACATCCCGGTCGGCACTGGCCCTATCCTGGCGATGAACGACGACCAGCCAGGCTGTATCTACGTGGTGAGCGGGGTCGAGGCGTTCCGCGTGACATTCGATCTCGGCGGCAACCCGACAGCTACGCCAATCGGCGCCGTCGGTGTGCCCGACGCCGGCACCAGCCCGTGGAACTCCTTCGTGACGATTGCCGCCGGGCCGACCGCGGTTGTCGTCTGCTCTGCGCCGAATGCCTATACCTGCGGACACTTGCCCACCGACACCCTCAACCAGATCACCGACCCGGATTATCCGGGTGCCACGAGCGTCTGTTATGTCGATGGGTATTTCGCCTTCTCGGCGCTAGGTGACAGCGCGCAATGGTTCATCTCCCGGTTACTCGATCCGTCAGCGTTTGCTGCACTCGACTTTGTATTCTCCGATGCACTGCCTAACGTCATCCGCCGGGTGATCAGCCACCGCGGACAAATCTGGACGGTGGGCGAGAGCGGCTTCGAGGTCTGGTATGATGCCGGTTCGTCCGGGCTGGAATTGACCGCGGGCGAGAGCTTCTTCCCGTTCCGCCGGGCCTCAGGCGGTGTGATCTGGACCGGCACGGGTTCGCCCATGTCGGTCTGCCGCGCCGATGGATCGGTGTGGTGGGTCGGCCTAGACGGGATTGTCTACCGCTCGAAGGGCTATACGCAGCAGCGGGTTTCTACGCACGCCATCGAGGCGATCATCGGTCCCAGCACGGTGGCCCTGTGGGCGCTGACGCACGCCTATCGCGGCCACTGGTTCTATAGCCTGACGACGATCGATAACCGAACGCTGGTGTATGACGTGGCCACCGGCAACTGGCACGAGCGTTCCACCAGCACCGATGGATCAGCGCCGTGGGGGACGACGGTGGCCGCCACCGACAACAATTCACTCCATCTGTATGGCGACCGGACGACAGGCTGGCTCTACACGCTCGCCATGGGGGCGAACGACATCAACATCGATGTGATCCGCCAGGCGACGCTGCCGCCACTCTGGGCCGCCACCAGGCGCGCGTTCTGCGCTCGCGTCGAGATCGAGATGGAGGTGGGCGGCACCAACACCCCGGGCGACGTGCTGCTTGAGTGGAGCGATGACGGCTCGAGGACGTGGGGGCCACAGCGCACCATGTCGGCGGGGCTGCCGAGCGAACTCCGCAAGCGTGTATATACGACGCGGCTGGGCAGCTTTCGGCAGCGCACGTTCCGGCTGACGTGCCACGGGTTGACGCGTATATACGCTGTCGATGCGGACATCACCGCTGGTGCATCCTGATGTCATCCTCCGTCACCGCGCAGAAGCTGGTCGATCCACCATTTTATGATGCGCCGATCGTGGCCGATGCATCGGGCCAGCAGCACTCGCAGGCATGGACCGAGTATCACCAGAGCGTCGCGGATCAGGTCAACAAGCTGGCGGCCAAGGTTGGCGCTGGCGCCGGCGTGACCGACGGCTCGGATGCGGCAGCCGGCCAGATCGGGGAGTACCTGACCGCGACAGCCAGCGGCATTGCGCTGACGAACAACGCGGCTGTGAACATCGTATCGCTGGCTCTGACGGCGGGCGACTGGGACGTGTCTGGCCATGTGCAGTTCAATGCCGGGGCTGGCACGCACAACTTCTATGCCGCCGCCGTTGGTGCCATTGATGGCCTTGAGACGCAGATCAACGCAACTGTGTCGACTGGAGCGGTCACGCAGGGCCTCTCGACTGCGACGCGGCGCTACAGCGAGACAGCGACCGTGACCGTGTGGCTGGTGGCGCAGGCGGGCTTCACCGGCAGCATGACGGCCAGTGGCACGATCAGGGCGCGTAGGATGCGGTGATGCGGAACTTCGTGAAGATCGCTGCTGGCGTCGAGGTACTGCCGCTCGCGCTGGATTTATACCGGCAACCGGAGTTGTGGAACCAGCACACCGCGCGCACGGGTGGCGCTGGCTCGTTTGTAGGAACAGATGACATCTGGGTGCGGTTCAGGGCGCCTGATCAGCTCAACGACGTGGAGGCATTCGCTGAGCCGCATGTGCCTGTGTTCTATCCCGCATGGCACGCGCTGCCGCATCTCCGTCCGATCGTGTTCGGGTTGATGTCTCGCGTTGAGGCCGTGCAGCTCGGTGGCATCCTCATAACACGCGTTTCCGCAGGAGGCCAGGTTGCGCCGCACGACGACAAGGGGCGATGGCACAGCGAGTGGTTCCAGACGAAAGCATATCTTCCGCTGGCGACAAATCCTGGGTGCTTCAACACATGCGGGGATGAGCGCGTGGTGATGAACGTCGGTGACGCTTGGTTGTTCGACAACCTGCAGGTTCATAGCACGGTGAACGAGGGCCAGACGGATCGTGTGACGCTCATCGTGAGCATGAGGTGCGAATGAAACGCGCCGCCAACCAGCCAGAGACGATCAGCGTCAGTATATACGCCGGTATCTACTATAAAGTCTATCGCGTCCCCGACGCCGATACGCTGTTGCCGCAGCATGCGCACGAATTTGGGCACCTGACGGCCCTGCTGCAAGGCCGCGTTCGGCTGTGGCGGGAGGGCGATGACGACGGCCCGACCGAATACTGCGCGCCGGCCACGATCCGCATACCCGCACGCGTGATGCACAGCTTCCTAACGCTCACGCCGGGCGTTGTACTCGCCTGTATACACAACGCGGACCACCTCGAGGCCGACGAGCCCGTGGTGGCCGAGGAACATCACCTCGAGTTGGAATAAGGAGTACGTGCCATACCCTTCGCAGTTGCGGCCGCTGGGATCGGTGCTGCTGGCGCAATTGCCGGCGGCGTCATGCAACAACAAGCCATCAAGAGCGGCCAGTCGGCGGCCAATCAGGCCGTCCAGCAGGGCGTCAACACGGCAACGAACCAGTTGAGCCCATGGACCACGGCGGGGCAGCCGGCGCTCACCGACCAGTCTGACCTGCTCGGGCTGAACGGGCAGGACGCGGCGAACGCGGCGATGGCGAAGTTCCAAAGTTCGCCGGGGTATCAGTTCCAGCTTAGCCAGGGTGAGCGCGCGGTGGATGCTGGGGCCGCGGCGAAGGGGTTTGCGCGGTCGGGGGCGGCGCTACAGGCTGAGCAGGAGTTCGGCAGCGGGTTGGCGGCCAGCGACTTCGGCAGCTACTGGAACCGGTTGCAGCAACTCAGCGGGAGCGGCCTGACAGCGGCGGGCGGCATTGCCGGCGCGGCGACCGGGGGGGCTTCCAACATCGCCTCGACCGATCGGGGCGCGGCGGGCGCGGATAGCAGCATCTATGGCAACGTCGCGGGCAGCCTTGGCGGTTCCGCTAATCAGTTGCTGAACAACCAGAACTTCCAGAACTACATCAAAGGTGGTGGCAGTAGCGGCGGCATCAACCAGAATTACAACCCAGGCTACAATCCAACCCCAGGCATCTCGGCAGGCTATACCGGCACATTCCAGTCTGGCGGGGTCTTTTAATGTCCGAGTTCTCAAGTCCGCAGGTCTCACCGACCCCGAACGTGCTGTTCGATCCGCTGATGGCGGGGAAGCAGCAGGCGCAGACGAACCAATTGCAGATGCAGCAGATCGATCTGACCGCGGCGGACCACGAGCAGGTCGGGCGTCTTGCGGCTGGGCTGCTGAACGAGCCGGACCTGGGCAAGCGGGCTGAGCTATACTCCCGCGGGGTGGGGATGCTGCAGGCGCAGAACCTGGCGAAGTATGCGCCCCCGACGCTGCCCGACGAGAGCACGCTACGCTCGCTGGTCGCTCAGACCATTCCCGCCCAGACACAGGCCGAGTGGCTGCAGAACCTCACGGCCAACAAGGCGTACACCAACGCGAGCAACACCGCCTCCACGGCAGCGCCTGGGACCACCTCAGGGGCCGCAGCGCCACCAATGACCATACCGGCGCGCGGCACTGGCGGGCCTGGAGCGAGTGCCTCGGCGCCGACCGAGTGGTTGCCGTATTTCGAGGAGGCGTCGAAAGAAACCGGTATTCCGGTCGATCTTCTGATTGCCCAGGCGCGGCAGGAAAGCGGGTTCAATCCGAACGCCAAAGGCACCGCGGCCGGTGACAACGAAATCGGTCTTTTCCAGATCAAGCCGAGCACGGCGCGTGCGCCTGCCGGTATGGCTGGCGTTGATCCGGCGTCAATCACCGGCCCGGACAACGTGCGCAACAACATCCTGTTCGGCGCGCGCTATCTCAAGGCTCAGATGGGCGGCGGTGATCCGAACAATCCCGCTGTGCAAGCCGCAGCTCTGCATCGCTACAATGGGGGCGGCGACCCGGCATATGTGCAGCATGTGTTCGGCTACCGCCCGACGCTGGCGCCGTCTGATCCGAACGCCGCGGTCACCGCCTATACGCCACCAACCGCAGGGGCCACGACAGCCTCCGCAGCGCCCGCCGCAGCCCAGCCAGGGCAGCCGGTGCCGACACAGGTCGCAGGGCCGCCCATGGTCTCCACGGCGCCACCTGGGTCCACAGCGGCGCCTGGAGCCACTACGCTGCCGCCAGCGCAGACGGATACGACACAGCCGCCAGCCCCGGCACAGCCCGGCCAGCCACAGCCACAGCCACAGCCACCGCAACCCGCGCCCGCTACAGCCCAACCACCACAGCCCGGGGTGCGCCAACCGCCGCAGCCACCGCAGCCGCCACCGGCCGCACCCCTGCCGCCGCCACCGCAAATGCCGGTCCTGAACGCCAACGGCCTGACGGACATTCAGCAGCGCCAGGTCAACGCGATCGCCGCCAATCCCCAGAACAAGCAGCCCGCCGTCGCGGCGGCGCAGCAGGCGTTCGTGAACCAGAACGTCCAACTGCGGCAGCAGGCGTTCTCCGACTACATGCAGCAGCAGCAACTCGCGGTGCAGCAGGGCACGCTCTCCAACGCCCAGGCTGAGCTGAACCTGAAAACCTGGCAGGCCGCGCACCCGGTGCCGACCACGCCGCGGTTCACCGGCAACTCGGAGGCGGTCTGGAACCCCGGCACGAAGGCATAC